ACGCAAGGATCAGCCAGTGGGCGACCGTTGGCGCAAACTGAAGCCCATCAATGACAAGCTCGATCTGTGGCTTGTCCGTTGAGGTCTGGCCGCTCGATTAACTCTAAAATCCAATTAATGGAGGACCTCTAGAAAATGACCAGTTCATTCCTACACGGTGTCGAGGTGGTCAGTCTGACCGCCGGAGCCCGCCCGATTCAAACCGTCCGTTCTGCCGTGATCGGCTTGGTCGGAACAGCGCCCGACGCTGATGCGGCTGTCTATCCGCTGAACACCCCTGTTCTGATTGCAGGCGGCAGCCGCTCCAAGGTGGCCAAGCTTGGGACCACCGGCACCTTGGGCGCTGCGATGGATGGCATCTATCAGCAGATTGGCGCCACTGTGATTGTCGTTCGGGTTGATGCCGGCGCAAATGATGCCGCCGCCCTCACCAACGTGGCAGGCAATCAAGCCACACAGACCGGCGTTTGGGCTTTGACTAAAGCCGAATCACTGGTGGGCATTTCGCCGAAGGTGATCTGCGCGCCTGGGTTCACGCATCAATGCACTTTGACCGTGGGGTCAGAGGTGGCAAACACGGTTGTTGCTCAGCTTGTTTCACTTGCTAGTGGATCTTCTGCAGTTGGCGATCGTTTGCGCGCTGTGGTGATCGCAGACGGTCCAAACACGACACAAGCTGACGCGCAGCTGTACGCTGATTTACACGCTTCAGATCGGGTTTATGTTGTCGACCCTTGGGTGAAATTCTCCTATAACGGCGCAACCGTCACCAAGCCCGCATCGGCTCACGTTGCCGGCGTGATTGCTAAATCTGACGCTGAGCGCGGTTTCTGGTTCTCTCCTTCTAACCGGGCGATTCAAGGCATTGTCGGCACTTCCAGGCAGGTGGGCTTTTTCTTAGGAGACCTCAACTCTGAAGCGAATATCCTCAATGAAAACGATGTCGCCACGGTCATCCGTGAAAATGGCTTCCGTCTTTGGGGCAACCACACAACAACGACAAACGCACAGCTTCAGTTCCTGAGCACCCGTCGCATTCTCGACATGGTGAACGAAAGCGTGATGCGTGCCCACCTCTGGGCGGTTGATCGCTGTATCACCAGGACATTCCTGCAGGACGTTCGCGAGTCTGTCGCGGCCTATCTGCGAAGCCTTGAAGCTCGCGGCGCAATCCTAGGCTCTGAGGTTTTCATTGACCCCGAGGCCAACACCGCGACCGATGTGGCCAATGGTCAGATCACGATCGATTTTGAGTTCACGCCTGTCTACCCAGCTGAGCGCGTCCGCTTCCGTTCGATCCTGACCAACAAATACATTGAAAGCATTTTGACTGACTCAAACGCTGACGACACGTCAGAGAATGAGTCCGGTGAGGAAAATGCACCGGATAATGAAGAGAACACCACTGAGGACACCGCTGAGGAGTGATCCGCTTTCACCCTTCTAACTGAGGATTTTTTATCATGCTTCCACGCACTCTCCGAAATTTTTCACTGTTCATTGACGGCCAGGGCTACGCGGGCCGGATCCGCGAGCTGACCCTCCCAAGCCTTGAGATTCAGCTTGAGGAGTACCGAGGCGGCGGCCTCGATGCTCCCGTGGGCATCGACATGGGAATGTCAATGCTTGAAGCTGAGTTCACCCTGGCTGAATACGACCCCGACGCTATCCGCTTGTTTGGTCTTTACGATCAAAACGCTGTGCAATGCACCGCGCGCGGCGCCATCCAACGCAACGGGGACACCGCCGCTGTTTCTGTCGTGGCCAGCATGACTGGCCACATTAAGTCGTTTGATCCTGGCGCAATGGAAGCCGGGGCCATGACTGAGGCCACGTTCTCCCTGGGCCTTCGCTATTACAAGTTTGCTGTGGCCAATGAAGATCTCATCGAGATCGACGTTGAAAACATGAAGCGGATCGTGAACGGCACTGACCAATTGTCTAGCCTACGCGAAGCAATGGGTATTTAACCGATGGCCAAGCGACCCACAGAGACCCTAGAGCTGGAATACCCCATCGAAATTGATGGGGTTGAGATCAGCACTCTCACGATCCGGCGCCCTTGCGTTCGCGATCAGCTGAACATGGAAAGGGCCAAAGGGAGCGACGCTGTCAAAGGCGTTGGATACTTTGCGGCCCTCTGCGAAATGGCTCCCAAAGATTTGGAGGCCATGGACGCGGCAGATTTTGCGAGGCTAGGGGAACTGATCCAGGGTTTTCAGCCTTCCCAGAAGGAGAGCTAAGGAGAGGCGTTCTCATCCTGGCCAAGCTCTCCGGCTGGGGTCTTGAGGAGCTCTTGGATTTAGAAGTTCAAGAGCTTCGCAGCTGGATCACCGCCGCGCAAAAATTAGAGCGAGAGATTCAAAGAAACACAAGGAGCAAGTGACCGATGGCCAGCCCCGCAAAGCTAACGCTTAAGATCGGCGGCGAGCTGTCGGCTTCATTTCGCAAAAGTATTCGAGCGGCGCAGACCCAGGTCTCGACGTTCAGCCAAAACGTCAAAAGATCGGTAAACGATGCAGCCGGCGGAGCTGCGAAAGGTTTCAAAAACGTCATCAGGAACGACGCTTTCCAGGCCGCAGCGGTTGGAGCCGCAGCCCTGGGAACTGGTCTAACAAAGGCGGTCAGAACGGCGGCAGACTTTCAAAGCGGAATGCTGAAAGTCAAAGCGATCAGCGGCGCGAATGAAGAGCAGTTCAAATCACTCACGTCTAAAGCAAAAGAGCTCGGCAGAACGACCCAATTCTCAGCGCGGCAAGCATCCGACGCTATGGGCTTTCTGGCCATGGCCGGATACGACACGAACCAGATTCTGAGCGCAACGCCTCAGATGATGAACCTGGCCGCAGCCGGGGGCCTAGAGCTAGGCGACGCGGCAGACATCGCCTCAAACATTTTGGGAGGGATGGGCCTCAAGATCAAGGACACCGCAATGGTGACCGATGTCCTGGCTAAGGCGGCCGCAAGCGGCAACACCAATATTTCGCAGTTGGGTGAGGCGTTCAAATATGTGGCCCCAGTGGCAGCCCAGACAGGCGCCAGTTTGCAGGATATGGGCGGCGCGATGGCGTTGCTGGGCAACTCCGGCATTCAGGCCAGCAACGCGGGCACCGGCTTAAGGTCTGTTCTCTTAAACCTGTCAGGCGCAAACACAGAAGCCAACAAAGCGATGGCGAAACTGGGCGTCAGCAACAAAGACGCCGCCGGGAACATGCGCCCCATGGCTGACATTTTGGCCGACATTAACAAGGCCATGGACGACGGGAACATGCTTGTTCCTGACAGGGTGGCAATGCAGAAACAGCTGTTTGGCAAGACAGCAGTCACGACCGGCGCGCTTCTGCAAGAGGCCTCAGCCAATGGCGAGCTGGCCAAGATGGTGGCCAAGGTCACCGACAGCCAGGGCGCAGCGGCAGAAATGGCCAAGACCATGAACGCCGGGTTTGAAGGCTCGATGAAGCGCCTCGCATCCGCTGCTGAGGGCCTGATGATTTCGTTCGGGACGCCTTTGCTGGCTCCTCTGGCAAGCGTTGCCGAGGCCTTGGCGGGCATTCTGGCACCGGTTGCGGGATTGCTCACAGACATGCCGGTCTTGGGCGTTGCCGTGGGCGCGGTCGCGGCGGCCTTTGTCGGCTTTGTTGTTGTGCTCCCGATCCTCGGGGCAATTCAGGGCGCAATGCTGACCCTGGGCATTTCTGCAAGCGGAATGTGGGCGGCCGTCACCGGCCCGGTTGGAATTGCAGTTCTGGCAATTATTGGAGTGATTGCAGCCTTTCAGCTGCTTTACAACAAAGTCGGATGGTTTCGCGATGGCGTCGACGCAATAATCAATGAGCTCAAGTTTTTATGGAGCAGCTTTTCAGCTGGCATTCAAAGCGCTTTCACGGCAGCGGTCGGATATATCACGCCAATTTTTGAAGCTTGGAAAACAAGTTTCATGGGTGTGGTTCAAGTTGTCCAAGGCATTTGGCAAGTCTTTACCGGCATTTTCACGGGCGATAGCGAGACGGCAGTTGAAGGCGTCAAAAACATTTTTGGCGGATTAAAAGCCTGGTTCGGTGGTTTTGTTGATGGCGTAAAAGCAATTTTTGCCCCTGCCGCTCAGCCGCTAATCGATGCTTTCAATTCGGCTGTCACATTTTTGCAGCCAGTGATTGACGGCATAGGCGCAATTTTTGACGGCTTGGTTTTATATCTGCAAGGTATTTGGAAGACCTTCACCTCTTTATTGACTGGCGATTTTCAAGGCGCAGCGGATGGCGTCAGCATGGCGCTGGAAGGCTTAAAGGGAATTTTCGGGACCATACTTGGTGGGCTTAAAGTTTTATGGGATGGCCTTGTTACGCACGTCAAAGGCATCGGCACGCAAATAGTTGACACCTTTCTGGCCTTGCCTGGAAAGCTTAAAGAAGTCGGCGGGGCAATAATTGACACTATCAAAGAAGGTTTCATGAGCCGGTTCAATGCTCTGAAAGATACGGTCGTAAATAGTTTCAAAGAAATCAGAAAGCTGTTGCCGTTTTCCGACGCCAAAAAAGGACCGTTCAAAGATCTCACTTACAGCGGCCGGGCTTTAGTCGAGACGATCTCAAAAGGCATTAGAGACAGACAAAGCGTGATGTCTGCCGCCATGGCGTCGACAGCTGAGGGCGCCATGAATACGCTCGACAACGCCTTAGGCAAAAAACCAGCGCTAGAGGTTGCGGCCGAGCTGGCCACGGTGCCAATGGCGCAAGCCTTGACCCAGGGGGCAGGGCAAAGCTCAGCGACACAAGGAAGCAAAGCGCCCGCGCGTCAAGGTGGGGGCAATGCGCTGGCGCCGATCCTGGGCGGATTGCTTGGCATTGCCGGTGCAGCTTTCCCGCAAGCCCAACCTTTTATGCAGCCAGCCGGGCAGCTGTTAAGTGCTGTTCTCCCGCGTGATTCTGGGCCTATTGCCACCGCGCCATCAGCAGGGGCCGGGGCCACTGGGCGGGCAGGGGCTGCAACGATCGCCCCAACGGTAAACATTACGGTCACAAATTCAAACGCAAGCCCTGAGGACATCGCCCTGGCAGTGAGCCAAGGTTTAGAGGATGCTTTAGGAGAAGCGGAGGCAGGGACGCGCGCCCTGTTAAATGACTAATGGCAGAAGAAACCCTCTTATCTCTCGGGTCCTATCAGTTCAGCATGAGCACGGCGGCCCATGACAAGCTGACAAGGTCGACCTCTTACAAGTGGAAAGCTCAAGACAGGCTCGGCCGCGATCCTGCTCAGCAGTTCCTGGGCAAGGGCACCGAGAAAATCAAACTAGACGGCACGATTTACCCGCATTTTCGGGGAGGCCTTGATCAGATCAAAGAGCTGAGAGAAGAGGCGGACGAGGGCCAACCGCTTACGCTCGTTGATGGCCGAGGAAACAACCTTGGAAAGTTTTGCATCAAAGCAATTAACGAAACAGAGTCGGCCTATACCGGCCCAGGGCTCCCCCGGCGGATTGATTTTTCTCTAGATCTGGAAAGCTACGGTGACGATGCGGGCAATAATGGAGGGGGCTCCGGTGGCGGTGGCGGCGGTGGCCTGTTCAATTGGCTAGGGGGCCTCATCACTTAATGGCACAGTTCTACAATTGCATTGACGGCGAAATGCTGGACGAGATTTGCGAGGCCTATTACGGATCAACGCGCGGCACTGTCGAAACCGTTTTAAGCCACACAAACAACAGGGAGCTTTCAAAGAAGCTTCCGGTACTGTCGGCCGGTGATGTTGTTTATCTGCCCACGATCAACGCAGCGCAGCCGGTCACCACAGTTTCAAGGCTTTGGGATTAAGCGATGCGCCCGAAATTCAAAATTGAGGTGAACGGCAACGATGTAACGGCGGCCATTGCTGACCGCGTTTTGCAGCTGCGCGTCAACGATGACAGCGGGCAAAAGTCGGACACGGTCGATTTGACTT